CTTTTGGTTGAAACTCTTTTTCACATTGTTTACAATTTTTCATGTTTAGCTCCATAACCAGTTAACATATTTTTTCCAAAGCTTTTTAATAAATTTCCACATCTTTATTTTCCTCCACTTTATTGAAATTGTAACAACACTATTATCCACCCAAGCAAAGGCATCGTCAATAGCAGCAAAGAATTTATATATAAATTTATCTATCATTTCTTTTCCATTTCATAGAACATTTTATCGCTATCTTCTGTAACCATATCGTTATCTTCCGCATCCCAATAAGTAGTTTGGACTCTATAGTCAGGCCAGCTGTTATCAGTAGTGTATGAATTAACATGCCACAGAATGCGATTATTAGGCTGAGCTGCATAATTACCGTTATCAAGCTCCAATATATGTGCACACTTATGCTCTTGAGGTATTTCAGAATGTTCAACATCCAAGATGTTAGTGTCTGGATGAGCCCAATCAATTGTGAATAAATATTTTCCATAATAAAATTTTTTATCTAATCCTAAAAATTTTCCCTTTAAACCATCCAACCAATCAAAGCAAGTAACACTAGGCCAATAACTGAAACAGTTCCACAGTTCCAATTCGTTCGTCTGCATATTCGGCACATCGGCTCGGTCATACGATTTTTGGAAAAACGCTGAGATAGGCAAACGCCAAAAGCACGCACCATTAGGTAACATGATGTTAAATAAGATTGCACGACCAGATATACTTGTGATACTAAAGACCACACAGTCTTCGCTTTCTCCTTGATGTTCTTTAAGATCATAAAGATACTCCTTCCTTATCTTACAATAAATTGGTAGTATATTAGCATTTAAATAAGACATCTAGCATTTCCATCTTCTTCTAGCCTGTCTTAATCTTGAATTAGGATCTGCAGCAGCTTTAGGGAATTGTTTCATTTGTCCTGCTGATCTAGCACAAAAAGATTTTCTTCTTTTCGCAGCTTTTGATCCTGGTTTAACTTTACCTGTTACGGCAGTTTTTAATTTTGATCCTGGGTTTTCTCTTCGGTATCTTGCAACACCTGCTTTAGTCATTCCTGCACCAGATTCAGTTTTTCTAAAATATTTTTTGGTTTTAGGGGGCTGAACATCAGCCCCTCTTTTAAAACCCGGTACGCTTTTATTCATACCATTCATTTATTAACCGTTCTGACCAATTAAGTTTGGTCCTGAATATTTGTCTGTTAACAATGTTGCTTTAGCTACAGTAAAAGTTGAAACATAAACACCTTGTGGAAATAAAATTCCATCTTCAGGAATATTTAAACTTGTAATATCTCCTGCAGGTACATCTGCTTCAAATAAAGTATCTCCAGTTGCACTTGATGTTTTCAACTGAACCACTCCTGAAGTAGCTAAGCCTGACAAAATAATTCCCTTTAACCTAACAGGTTGTGCAATTACTGCGTTAACTGTAGTTGCGGTAATTATTGTTGCTTGTATATCAGCTTTAGCTGCCATAGTGTTCTCCTTTTAATTATTATGCTATTGTTCCACCGTTATTTCCAGTTACAACCCAACCAATTGTTGCATCATAAACTAGTACACATCCTTGTCCAACAGTTCCCAAAGTGATTGTAGTACCACTTCCAAAAGTTGCTGGAGTAATTATTGCTGTATCACCTGCAGCACTTTCAGCAATGTATGTGAAAACTTTAACTTGACCTGCCGTTCCATCTGCAAGAGTTACAACATCACCTGTATTTTGACCAGTGATTGCAGTAGTTAAATTTATCAAGTCTGCAGCTCCTGCGCCTGAAAGTGATTGTGTGCCTGCTACAACACCTTTACCGTAAGTAGCATCAGTAGTGATAGCACCTGTTGTTCCGTTTTTTGTAACTGATTCAAAACCGTTTTCTGATCTGACCGGTCCTGTAAATGTAGTATTTGCCATATTATTCTCCTTTGTATAGCTTTGAATTTGTAGTCTCTATACCGTCTGCCTAGCCAGTCTACAAATTAAATTTTATCTAGGTTGTTTTGATTATACATAAAAAAAGGGGCGATGTAAAACACCGCCCCTTTTGGTTAATACTGATTAGTATTTATTAACTAGTTGGTAAATTTCCGTTACCAAATATACATCTAGGGTCTGACCAACCAAAGCTGTATCTTTCTCTAGCTTTAAATCTCATGTTGCCAGTATCGAAGTCACCTTCCATCGCAGTTTTGATAGGTGATCTAACGAACATTTTTAGTCCATTAGGCACATCAGTTAACAAGAAGAATGAATCAGTGTCAGTTAAAAAGTTATTCACTCTGTAACCTTCTGGTACCATTCCCATGTTATTAATTGCGTTGATGTCATTGTCGGCAGTTCCAACTCTCATTGGAGACTTCATGATTCTCTCAGCAGTAAATTGTAATTCTTTTGGAATTATCATTTTTCTACCTTGAGCAGCTATTTTCAAGCCTCTTTCATCGACAAATCCAGCAATGTCAATTAATGACTGCTCTAGTGAAGTTTCGTTTAAGTCTGCAGCAGTTGCAAGAACGTTTGAAAAAGTTCCACCTGTAGCTAATGGGTGAGCGTTTCCGATTAAAGATTCACCGTCTCCACCAGTTACTGTAGTAACTTGCGCATTGTTCAATACGTTTGCAGCTTTAACTTGCTTCGTATTTGCCATAGATCTTGCAAGAGCTCTTGTATATCTGCCCGCAAGTCTATCGTATAGGTTATCTTCGATTGCTTCTTCAGTGATAGCAAATGCTAAAGCAATTGTTTCGTGGTTGTATCTAGCTGTGAAAGTTTCACCTGCTTGATCGAACACTACTCCAGCACCTTCTTGTTTAGTTGGTGCAGAAGCGAAACCGCTTAACATTACTTCTTCTTCAAAAGCTCTGTCAGATGTTTCAGTAGAGAAAATTTCAGCATGCTGATTTTCATATCTACTGTATTCCAGGCCAAATAGTGCATTTAAACCTGGCTCTAGTTCTTTAACTAGTTGTGATCGTGATATAGCCATAATTTATTCTCCTATTATACGCCTGTTCCACTTCTAAAGAAGTGATTGTTGATTCTAACAAGAATATTAGCATTTGAAGTCGCAGTGTCAGAGTTATCTGGATCTTGCGAAATATCAATTGCTTGTACAGCAAATGTAGATGCAGTATCTGCAGTGCTTACATCTAATTGTACTTTTGATAGTCCTGTTTGTGTTACACCTGTAGTGTTTGTAACTGAATAGTTAGCAAACAGACCTGCTCTAGTAAAAGCCGCGTCAGCGTCTACAAGAAATACTGCATCAGGGTCATCAACAACAAACGCTGTAATGTCGCTTGCTGCTACTCCACCTGGGTAGTAGTTCGAGTATGTTGGCTTTTGAGTAGTTGGATCTGTATAGAAACATCCGTTAAAAACGCCCACGATAGCTGTCGCATTGCCAGCAGTGTGTCTGTCAATATTTCCAGAAGCTAATGGAATAACCATGTCGCCTTGAAAAATTGCAGTAGTGTGACCACTTGCAATAGTATATCTATTTTGAGCTCCTACTAATGGTGTACCGTCTAGTTTTCTGTACGGTCTTAGACCGAACTTTTCACTTACGTTTGCCATAGTTGTTTTCTCCTATTATGTTTATATTATCCAAGCTACATTGGGTAGGTAATGCAAAAAAATTATTTTTTACGACTACCACCAAAGGTAACTCTAGACTGCCTATCAATATTGATTGGCATGTCCGGGTGTTGCTCCTTCATAAGATCTCGATCTATCGCGTCTGTTCTGTCTTGAGTTATTCTTCTAAAATACTCAGCACGACTTTTCAAAATCTCTTCCGGTATCCTTGCCAACACAAGGCCACCAATTCCGACTAAACCAGCATGTTGTCCTTCGTGAATAACTGGAAAATCATTTTCACCGATTTCACTTTTCAGTGTGTCAGCTCTAACGAATTCCCAACCTTCTCTAAGTTTCTTAGATACATTACCTGGATCTTCGAAACCATTTGCCGATGTACGTATCCATCTATGTGCATACCCATGCGGCGCAGCTGGCGCATCCAAACTGGATGGTGGAGTCCAATCTTTTTTACGAGTTAATTTTTCTCTCGTACTAGACTCGCGTGAAGTTTTTATATTTGTCATAATGTTATGCTCCTTCCTTCACGTATTTTGCGTATTCCTCTAGTGGCACCCCTAATTTCTTAGCGATAACTACCTGCGACTTGGTGAGCTTCACAGACTTGCGTCCTCCAGATCTACGACTAACAGAAGCTACATTTTGGACGGGTTCTCTTGTAGCCTGTTTTACTTCAGTCGTTTCTTGAGCAAATTTCTGAGGGAAATACTCCTTCATACGTTTGTTGATTTGATTATAGTATTCATCACTCTCTGCGTCAATTCCCTGCTGTATAAGGTCTTCATGTATTCCCATTGCAGCAGAAGTTAATACTCTATCAGAGCCAAACCATTCATTATCTTCAGCCCATTGTTGAGCTCTTTGACTAATTCTTGGTTGCGCTTCTGGTTGAGCGACCTCTTGAGTAGGTTGTGATTCTACTTGTTTTTTCTTAGTCTCTTTTTCATTAAGAGTCATAGAAACTTTTTCTTTCTCTACAGCTAATTTAGTAAGTGTGTCTTGTGCTTCTAAAATAGCGTCAGTATCTTGAGAATCAAATGCAGCTTTCAAAGCATTTTTAGCTTTTTCTCGTTCTGCATCTATTCTTGCATCATACTCTTTGAGATAATTAGTATCAGTCTCTTCAAACTTAGTTTGAGCGGTTTCATACTTTGTTTTTAAGCCTTTTGCATATTCAACTGCAGCTCTTTCTCTTCTTTCAGCTTCTTTAGCTTGAAAAGTGAGTCTTTTGATTCTCTTTTGAACTTTCTCAGAGTAACCTTGTAAGTCATCATCATCTGAACTATTTGATTCTTCTTTTTGTTCAAATTTTGGTTGAGCTTTAGGCTCTTCAGTTTCTGCTTCAGCTTCTTTAGCTTCATTTAAAAGTTCTTTTGCAGTTTTTTGATTTGATACATCAGTGTAGCCTAAATCAACTTCTTCTTTTTTTTCAAAAGCAGATGTCTTTTCTTCAGGGGTTTCTACATTGATTGTTTCTTCTTTCACGTTATCCGTGTCTAACTCTACTGAGTTGTTATTGTCTTCAGCCATTTTTGTCCTCCTTAATAATGGTGCAAAATATCAGCTGGATTAGCAATTGTAGAAATAACTTCATCGTCATTCAGTACCCTTACTTCACCACCTTCTATTTTGAATCTTGAACCTGCGTACCTACTAAAAATTACCCAATCATTTAGTTTGCACCAAGGTCCTTTTGGAAATTTCTCTTTGTCATGATAACAAAGATCTCCCATTTTTAGCACAAGACCACAGACGGTTGTCATCTGTATTGTTTCTTGTGTTGTGTCAGATAAATAAATTCCACCTTTGGTTTTCTTTGGTCCTGCATAAGGCAATACCAAAATTCTATATCCAGTTGGTGTTGGTAATTTATCTAAGGTTGATTTATCGACCGACTTAGGGTCTAGGACTGTTTCGACTTCTTGCTTTTCTTTATAAGCGTTAAGAAGCGCTTCAGTCCGTTTCGGTGTCTCCGTGGACTTGTTCATCTTCATACTCCGTTGTTGACAGCAGGTCTTTAAGACTCTGTTGCAGATCCTCTAGTGATCTGATTTGACCCCTAATATATTGTAGCTTCTCTATTGTGTCAACACTATATATAGCGTGCTCTTTGAGCTTATGAACTTCTAGTTTAATTTTCTTTTGAACAAGTGATATTGTATCAATATCCATTATTTTAATTTTTGCAGCATTATTTTATTCTCACCAGATTGCATAATATTAAATCCATAGTGAGTTAATGCTTTAGATATGTCTTCCATGTTATATTTTTTGTAATCGTCAAATATAAATCTAGATCCTTTTCTACATCTATTTGCAAACCAAATAGCTTCTGTAATTACATCTTTTGTCATATGTGGTCCATCAAAATGGACTAAATCATATATTTTATCTTGTGCTGCAAAGAAATTCATATAATCGGAATCTTTCATATGAAAGAAAGTAAATTCTGGATGATCAGAAAAGTCTTTTTGCATTTCTAATCTCATTTCATCTGTATAATCAGCTGTGTACTCTTCTGAATTATCGTAATGTTGATATTTTAAATTACCATACGGATCAATTCCAATATGTTGATAAGGGATTTTTTTTATTAATCTAGCTCTTAAACCCATCATAATAACTTTAGAGCCAAGTCCTTCTCTTACACCTATCTCACAAGTTGTTACTGATTTTGGTTCTTCAAAAAAGGGTAATGTCTCACACCACTTTTTAAGTAGGTCGTATTCTGTGCTATCACCTCTAATGGCCATAGCAAGTTTATAGATTATTTTAGGTCTGGATGCAAATTAAAAAACGCCTTGAAATTTCTTACCTTTAACAGCAGCACCTGTACCTCTGCAAATACCACCTGTTTTAAAAGTTTTAGCACCTTCAGGTCTCATGTAAGTTTCTGGGAATTTTTTTGCAGGGTCAAATTTTTTACCATCAACCACAAATGGATCTCCAACATATGAAATGTTTTTATCGCCCATAGCCATATCTCTTGCTTTAGGCATTTTAGTTGACGCTTTTGCTTTTCTAGCTGCCATTATATCTGGTTTGACTAAAGATGCACTTACTTTAAAAGTATTTCGACCTATTTGCCTTTCTCCAGGAACACCTGTTGGTCTACCTTCGTACTGAGTATTTCGAGATCTCTCAGGAGATCCACTCATTTTATATTTAAATTTTGCTGCTTTTTTATTTCTTTTCTGACCTCTTGCATCAGAAACTGATTCTGCACTTTTAAATGTAGTTACACCAGATCCGTATTTTCTATCAATTTCTCTTGACATTATTTTACCTTTGCAATTTTATTTTTGTTTATACCTTCTTTTATCACATATTGCTGCGTACCGTTAGCCCCTATCTCAACCTCTTTTCTAAGGTTTTTATGCAGTTCTTTCTTTTTATTTTCTCTAGCAACTGCAGCTAAGTGTGATTCTATAGTTTTAGTGTCTCTCATATATACTTTTTATTTTACCTTGTGCTTGAAGTTTTTTCAAATCCCCTTTAGTTAATTTAGAGAAATCTATTTTAACTTCTTCATATTGTTTTTTAGGTTTAAATAAGTTTTTAATCCACTTCCACATTATGTGCTCACTTTTGTTTTCGAATATACTGTTGTAACTTCATTTTATCTTTTTTATCAGATGAATGAAGTTGTAATGCTCTAGCATAATCTGTTTTTGCAGATGTTCTAGATTTAAGAGGTTGTGATTTTGTAAGGTCTGTAATTTTTTTACCAGACATTTTAAAATATTTTTTAGCAGCAGCCTTTATTCCTGTGCTTAATAATCCACCTAACATCATTTTTCTATACATTAAAATACTCCTTTAAAATTTGTTCCTTTGATTGCAATTCCACCACCACGCATGCCAGATTTCTCTAATCTACCTATGGCTGATTGACCACCTGCAGTTACATTCATCCCAACTTTAGCAGCTGTGTATTTTAATTTACCTTTTTCATCATATTCTGATTTAGGGTTTTGAATATTTTTTAAATACTCATGTCTTTCTTTTCCGGCTCCAGGAGGTAATTTCTTTTTTTTCTTTTTCATTGTGCTCATATCAGCACCACCACCTACGGACATTTTTTTAGGTCCCCAGTCTTTTCTTTTTTTACCTGATGGATCTTTTATTTTACCTGCACATATTTTAGATGCATAAGCATTCGCATAGGCACTAGGGTACACCTTGAATTTTCTTTTAGCGGCAGCCTTGCCTCTTGCACATAATTTAGTCATTACTTCCAACCCTTCTTTGCTAGTTTTGGTTTACCTTGTTTAAGAATCCCACCCCTTTTAAAACCAACACTATAATTAAAAGCACCACTTGGTGATACTAAAGGTTTTGTTTCAACAGGATCTAAAGTTTTAACTGGGCCAGAAATTATTGGAGATTTTTTAACTGTTATATTATCTCCTCTGTCATTAATGTCTCTTGAGGTATCAACTGTGGTTTGTTTTGTTTTTGTAGATTTAGGAACACCAAAAGCCATAGATGATTTATCAACCATTCTTTTACCTACTTGATACCCTAAAAAAGGCATACCAGTAACAATTCCAAAACCTGCTGCAATAGCTTTACCTTTAGGGGTTGTTGATGGACTTATTCTTCCTCTTGCTCTAGTTCTTTGATCTTGTAATGCTTGTCTTGCTTTAGGACTTAAATTTGTTTTTTTATCTGTATATTGTTTAGAAGGATCTCTTTCATTTCCCCCTGAAGTTGTTGATCCTCCTCCAAAATCATCTTGAGAAGCATCCATACCACCTTTAGCTTTTAAAACTTTTTTAAGTTTACCAGAATTTTCCATAGCATAAAAAACGGATTCACCTTTTTTCTTACCATACTGTTTGACCATAGCTCTTTTAATTTTTTTACCCTTTTTATTTAATGGCATTATTTCCTCTTAATTAAATCTGTTGCTTTTAATCCGTAAACCGAAGCAATGACACCTACAAAAATTGTTTGATACCAAAATGGTAACTGTGAAAAATATTCAAAGAACAATTGCATCTTGTCCATGGCAGTTGGATCATCCGAAAATACTGCCCACGCTAAAAGTACAATTGGAGCTGAGAGCAATAATAAAATAAATTCGTCTTTCCAGTCCGATTGTCTTGCCTCAAGAAGTTTACCTTGGTATTCGCTTTCACCACGAGCCATTTTTTCCGCATGCATCATTTGTGCATCAGACATTAACATCTTCGTCTTCTGACGGTTCTGATAAATATGAGAACCGGCTTTAACGGCTAAGGATATCGCTTTTAACCACATGGTATTTCTCCTGTCTTCTTGTACCCATATATTCTATCATTTTATCGATACAATCGTAAGCCCTATCGCCTACACAACGCCATCTCCACAATTGTTTGAATCGTTCTTCTTTTTTCTTGGTCTTCCAAACAGCGCCACCGAACATATCTTGAAATCTTTTAATAATGTCTTCATCAGACATCTCAATCGTTGCTGCAAATGATCTTTTTTTACCTACACCTTTAGACCAAATACCAAAACTACCTTCGCCATCAAATAAACCTGATAGCCAAATAATTTTACTTTTTTTTGAGAGTTTTTCGTAAGAGTTTTTTTGCATCTTTGAGTTTGATTCCTTGTGGATTGGGTCCTTTCTTAGGTGGTGGCCCATATTTTTTCCCTCCACTTAATCCTTTCCTCATTTTTGCTTTAATTTCTCTCTTGCAATGTCTAATCTGTCATCAGATTGCTGATCTTGTTGTGCAAGTCTATTATATTCAAAATCTAAACGCGCTGCTTCTTTCATTTGCTCTTGTTCAGCCTTAAATCTTGTCTCTTCAGCTTTTCTTTGAAGATCCATAGCTCTTAAATCAACTTCTTGTTGTTTAATTTTAACTAATGGGTCTTGTTTACCTGCATTCGCCTGCATTTCGCTTTGAACAAGCTCTTGAGTAATACGTGCAGCAACTTTTGCAACTTCAGCTTCGTACATTATTTCAAATTGTTGTGGATCTTGTTGTGCCATTGCAGCCATTTCTGGATTTTCCATCAACATTTGCTTCACTTCAGCTTTTGCTTTAAATGAAACGTGGTCTGAAATGTGCGATTGTAGTAACGCATACACCTGTGGATTAATTTGAACCATTCTAGATTGCATAAATGCCATGTGTGCAGCTAAATGAGCGTCATGATCTTGAAATTCAAACGCTGTAAGTAATTTCATCTGTAATGCACGTGCATTTTCTTTAGCAGGATCCTGTGGTTCGGGTTGTTTTGGTGGTGGTTTAAGAATTGCCTCTATTTGTTTAGTGCCTAACGCTTCATAAACACGTCTATACGCTTCATGAAGGTTGTGCATTTGTGGATTTGACTGTGCAATTTGTAATTGTGTCTGTGCAAGTGTCACTCTTTGTGCCATAGACATAATATTTGGGTCTGCAACCGGTAAAATATCGACTCTGTTATCAAAATCTGCAGCTTTAATTTGTCTAGGGCCACCGTAAACATCATATGGATACTCAGGTGGAAGTGATTCACCACAAATTCTTGCTAAAATTTTAAATTCTAATCGCATTGCATAGTAACATCGCTTGTGAACACCACTCATTACTCGTGATCCTCTCTCCATTAAAGCAACAGTTGTCCCTACAGCTCTGTTTTGAACGTCATTACCAATGTTTGAATCTGTGATTGCAGCAAATTTTTGTCCTGCTTGTACTACAAAACCTAAAAGATTGTATAAAGTAACACTTGGCTCTGTAAATGGAAGATTAAAAAACTGATCTCTAATGTTTCCACCAGGCGCATCCACATCTCTAAACTCTCCTGGTTGAATAGGTTGATCATCATCTCTAACTCTAATACCTCTAGATTTAAATCCAGCAGGTAAATTTTTTAAAGTTCCTGCATCGATCAATTGTCTAAGTGATTGAGTTGCAGCTTGTGATAATCCACCAATCATATGAGTTAAACCAAAACCATAAAAACCTAATCCTGGTAAAAATTTGTAGTGAACAAAATATTCTGTTCTTGAATACGTAATATCATTTGGTTTGTAATTTCTGTAAATAGATAAAATCTCTCCCGATCCTTCATCAATAGTTACTAAATATGGAATTTTTATTTTCTTAGCTTTGTCATCAAAGTTTTCGTAATCATCTAAGTTTAAATCTACATGCATTTCTAAAATATTATGCAAATAATCATCACCTGTTCTTTTAATTCCTTCTAATTGATTTAATTTTTTCTGAACATCATCTGGCTCTGAATTCGATTCAATCAATTCAATGTCTCTATAAAATCCTGCAGCTTGTTTTTTAATGACTTCGTTTTGTGTCATCTTAATAACATGAGTAATTCTCTCACAATCTTTTAAATCTGATGCAAAGTAAGGTACAACTAAATCTTCAGCAGGTACAAACTTAGATACAGGTCTATCGAGTAATGCATCGTAATAAACTTTTTTAAAAGTCGATCCAGATAATGGTAGATAAAATAACATCTGATCCATGTCTGTTGTGTAGTCTTCCATCTCCTCCATAAGAAGATAATTCATATAATCTTTAACTCGATCTGCTTGTTGTTCGGTAGCCGGTGTCTGTAAGCCGATAACCTGTGTTCGTACAGGACCATCAGATGGCACGAGTTCTTTGTAAGCTTGTGCTTGGAATTGTGTTACTGATTCAGCGAGTAAAGGATGCGTGACACCGGAAGCTCCTTTGAATGGTTTGGTTACTTCTTGATACTTGGTGCCTAATAAATCTAAACCTTTAATATATGCGTCTTCCCATTCTTTTCTGGATAGCTTATCTTTTTTGTATTCATCGATGAGTTCAGAAGCCATTTGTTTGAGCGTTCGCTCATCCATTGACTCTGCTAAATTCGCATTGAAATCATCTTGAGGTCTTTCTTCAACCGTTTCTTCGCCCTCGACTTCTACCTCAGGTAAACCTTCTGGTTGCTCTTCGATTGTTTCCTCAATTTTATCTTCTAAAGTAATTTCTTCGTTGTTCTTTTCTACAGCCATATCTTATACTACCTTATTGGTTTAAATATATCTACTACTAATCCACCTTCCTTACGATAGGTTTTTAAAGTTTGTCTCATAAGTGGGGACACCTTAATCGCAAATGCATCAAAATACAAGTTCGGATCTGAAGGATCTACGAATGTGTAACCGTCTGCAGGAGATTCTGCTGCATCCATGTGATATTTATTGGTAATTTCTTTGTTTGATAATTTATGATTCTCAGGGTATTTAAATCGATCGGTTTCAATTTTTTTATATGGTTTTTTAGGATCTGATAAAGAAATCTTCGCTGGCCCTGCTTTAGAATTATAAAATCTTGCAGTCTTCTTCATGACCTCAGGCATGACTGCTTTTCCTTTTGCATCAATTCCCTTACCACTTGCATAACCGTAAAATCGTTCATTACCCTTTTTGTATCCTTGTCGGTAACTTAATTTGTTAAACGGGGCAACGGCTACATAATCCACGTTCTCTTTAGCAGCTTTATTCAATAAGTATTTAAGAGCATGGTCTCCATAAGCATCAGCCTCGACCAACGGAAAGTAATCAAATTTTTCTGAAGAACCATAAGAAGAAGGTTTTGTATAAGTCATTCTAATTTTATCGTTTATGTCTTTTAAATCATTTGCAATTGCATTTGCTTTATTCGTTTGTCCAAGTTCAATAGCCTCGTCCATGTCTTTTAACATCTTAGATCTATTTTGAGATAATAAGTTTAGTTCAATATCTTTTTGAAATGGATTAATTCTTCTCTCTCCAGAGAGTTGTTCAGTTTTGGTTAAAGCTTTTGCAACTTTTTGGTTAGCATCAGATTGTATTTCGTGAATTAAGAAAACCTTTTTACCATCTGGAGTATATCGTGTATCGTATCTTACGTGATAGACCATGTTTTCATTGACACCGTCAAAGTGACCAAATGTTTTTCTAGGACTTGAGTTACCAAGAATATCTTCATTCAATCTCCAAACTGTTTCTCGGTAATCATCACCACCTTCAAGTGTATAACTTCTTTCACCTTTATATCGTGTCGCTATAGTTTTATCTGCAAAAGGTTTTGCAACATCATCTACTTCACCAATCAATTGATTAATAATTCTTTTATCATCTGCATTTAAATTTTGAGATTGTTTAATTCTATTCAAACTATCAGTAATACTTTTGCTTGCTTGTTTCATAGAGTTTGTATCTGATCTTGTAGTAAATAGTCTTGATTTATATTGAGCATCAATCATTTCATCTTCAAGTGCAAACAATTTTCTTTTATTAAAACTTTCTTTTAAACTATCAATTTGTTTTTGAATCACAGGTGCTTTAGTTTTTAATTTTTCCATAGCACCTTTTGGTATTCCAAGTTCTACTGGTTGTAATCTATTTACAGGATTTAATTTAATCATACTACCTAAAGTATTTGCATCTAATTTTAATCCAAACTTTTTAGCAGCATATAATAACCCACCTGTTAGATCTCCCGCTTCATTAAAACTAGCTAGATTGGAATCAAAAAGTTCTTCCTTATTAATTGTTACTTCTTTACCTGCGAATGGGCCACTATCATATTTAAATTGCTTGGGTCCTCTTTCAGTTTTAGTTGCAGGTTTTCCAAATATTTTAAAGTTTACTTTTCTTGTAGAAGTTAAATGATCTAACCACTCATCTGCACTAAACTCTCCTCTACCTTTTTTCATTACCCAGTCATAAGTAGAAGATCCAAATATAGGTGCTTGATCATCACCCATATGTAATGGTTTAGTTTTCTTTAAGGGTGCTGAAACAACTGGAGCTTTGAATTCTTGTTCAGCTAACTCTTGTCCAGTTTTCTGTAATGATTCTTTTTCGTAACCTAGAAGTTTTTGTTCTTTGCCGGTGGCCGGTGAACTTGATACTTTCTTACCTCCAAGTATCTTCTTACCAATCCCTTGAATGATTGCTTTTAGGGACATGTGTCCCTCCTTACGTAATCTTAGTAGGTCTTGTTCTACCTAGTTTGCAGCCTCTAGCTTTGACCATTGTGCCTTTAGAATATTTTCTGACAGTTGATTGGTTTAACTTATCATAAACACCTTTTGCTACAGAAACTGTAGGCATGAATGGAGCTAGGCTTCCTACTTTTTTAGCAATACCTTTTAATTTATCTTTTTTAGTTGGATAACGATCTTTAGCAGCACCGTATTCTTCTCTTCTAGTTTCCTTCACATCTTTCATAGTTGTATGAGTTCTTCCTTCAGATCTTACATTTTTTTTTGTTTGATCGTAAACATAATCTAATCTTAGATCACCACCTTTAGAATATTTTTTAGCCATGCCACCAACCATTTTTTTATTTTCTTTTTTCTCTTCCATTTTCTTTTTAAGAAATTGAGAAGCAGCAACACCTACAGCACCTATGCCTGCAGCAATCTTTCCGATTCTTGTAGCCTTGGCTGCTTTCTTCGCACCCTCTAACATCATTCTTCTTTTGTTAAATTGTGCTGGAGTTTCTCCAGGTTTAAATCCTTTTGCTTTTCTCATCGCGTCCATTGAAGGAAATGTTTTTCTAGACGCATCAGCGCCACCGCCTAATTTTGGTTTTACAGATGAAATAGGTTTAGTTGGATCAGCTTTAATTTCTTTTCCAATTCTAGCTGTCATAACTTTACCTGGTTTAATTTTTTCATCTTGAAGACCCATACCTCTACCTTTTGCTTTTTCAGCTTTTAGTACAGCAAAATCTTTTGCATCAAGTTTATCTGGTGGCGGAGCTTTAGCAGCTATCGCTTTTTGTTTTGGTGATAATTTTTTCATACCTGTATTTATATCACCTCCAGAGGCTTTTTTAAAGAACTTACTTGGTCTCAAATCACCAAAGTATTTATCCATCTCATCTCTCCAAGATGCAGCAGAACCTTCTGAAGTTTCCTTAATAGATGCTGCTCCTTGCTTACCTCTTACTCTGTGGGGTTGAAATGAGCTACCTTTTTGAGATTGTTTTTTAACAGGTACAATTTGTTCATTTCTTGCACCAGCTCTATAATTCCATGGTTTGATACTTTTAACACTAAGGCCAGCCTTCTCTTGATTTTGAGTTGCTGTCTTATTTCTTTTAGCTCTTTTAATTCTTTTAAGAATCTCAGATATAGATTTACCTGCTAGTTTAATTTTGCTCATTAGTAATACTTATAATCCTTTTCTAATCTCATTGGAGGATCATCCCAATCATCTGAATATGTAGAAATGAAACCACCTTGTCGATATCTTAACACAGCTTGCGTCATACTATCAACATAGTCATCATATTGACCATTTGGGAATGCTGCACATTCCTCAATCACTTCCTGTGCCCAGTGTTCGTCCAAAGGTGCAAATACATTGCCTGATTCAAATACAGGTGCACAGCTATTTATTCTAGTATGCTTATCTCGTCCTCGTGCAGGAACGAAATCAATTACAGGGATACCGGCTCTACGAAGTTCATGAATCAATGGTTGTCCTGATGCTTTAGCCTCAACTATAACTGTCTCTGGTTCCCAATATCGATATTGTTCTAAAGCTAAATTTTTTAAATCTGGAAAATCATATCTACCTTTGATTGCATCTAATAATATAATTGCTTTTTCATACCCCTCTACAGGCTCAAAGATTCCCCAAGTAGTGATAGCAGAATAGTCTGCAGTTTCTTTAGCGCTAAATGCAGTATCATAACTTTGAATGACATGCAGCAATCTTGGTAAATGTTCATGACTCCAGTCTTGCCACCATTCTCTTTTGATGATTGCACCTTCCTCAGAAGTAGGGTCTTGCATGTATTGTGCATTCCAGTTTTTTGTGGAGATAGATGCTTTGACAGAATCTAAATCTTCTTTGTTCCAATACTCAGGCCACACAGGTTTATCGTTTGGTAAAATTGCAGGAAATGAAATTACTTTCCATTGATCAGCTTTAGTTTCAGATTGTGCTTTGATAAGTCTTCCTGTTAGATCGTCTTGTGCCCAACGTGTCATGACCACTAAGATTCTTCCACCAGGTTGTAAACGTTGTCTAGGACCAGAGCTATACCATTCATAGGCTCTCTCCATAGCAGAGTCTGACATGGAGTCTTGTTCAGTATGTGGGTCATCGATAATAAGTAAGTCCGCCCCTCGTCCTGTGATAGAACCGCCTACCCCCGCTGCAAAATATTCGCCACCATGATTGGTCTCCCATCGGCCTTTTGCCTTACTATCTTCTCTCAGTGTAACATTTCCAAAGATCTGTTTATACTCCTTGGTCGCCATTAAGTTTCTAACTTTGCTACCGAACCTTGATGCAAGTTCTGCGTTGTGTGATACCTGCATAATTTTTTTCTTTGGATACTTTCCAATATACCAAGCAGGAAATAAATAAGATGCAAATTCAGATTTAGTGTGTCTAGGAGGCATGTTTATAATGAGCCTCTTTGCATCACCATCAGCTATTTCATGAAATGCATTTGCGATAATTTGATGATGTCCATAGTTCTTAGGATTGTCAGTTTTACGATATATAAAATCTTGCCAGACTGCTTGAGCAAATACTAAGAAATCATCTTGGCACAGCTTAATCCATTCTAGCTGCTTTTTTAAAATTATATCCTTAAGTTCTTCGTCACTAAGTCGATCTAAATCCATAAAATTTTTATACCCCCGGGGTGCCTATGGTACCTAAAAAACAAAGGGTCCTTTTTTACAATAGACTAATAAGAAAACACTTTCAACTATTTCATACCGTTTGGGACCCTACTACATTTATATATCCTACTTAGTAAACCCCGTTGCCTCAGGAAACGGGTACGCCTGACGCGAAAAAAAATCTGTTAATCTTAAAAGTTGTTTGGTGTTTGGTATGAGCCTTCTAGTAGGCGAGTGGTGGGTACACCACGCGAGTTATCGCGTGGTGTTGTCGTGTGTTATCTGCCTAGTAAATGCTTAACAGCAGGGGCAAGGTCATTGACTAGGTTATCTCTTAAGTTATCAACAACTTGATTGCCAGAATTTTCCATGATGAACTTCTCAACTCTATTGTAAAGTAAAGCATACATCACTTCATAATTCACTTCTTTTTTCTGCTCACTACTCAAATCAACATCAACTTGAGTAGTTGGTCTATTGTCATTTAGTCTAGTCTGCAACTGATTAAGTATAGCTATCATGTCAGTATTAGGCATTATGGTCGCCCCCTACTGCTTTATATTCACAATACTCGATATCAGTTGTGAACTGATTATATAAATCATTATGAGCAATCTTGAAGTTTGCTGTTTCAAACTTCTTTCTCTTACGATTTATTTTCTGCAATCCAAAACTGTTGTTGTTCTCATCTGCAACAACAATAAAATTTTGGTTTGTTCTATTAAACACATCAACAACATTTTGTTTTAATGTATCTAACTCTTTAGCTAGTCTATTAGACTTTAGCTTTAATTGAGCATAAGCAAGAATAACTTTTTTCTCATCTTGCTTTAGCTTTTTAACTGCATTAGTCATTATTAACTCCATTAGTTAGTTATGTATTCTTATGAATACAGATTTAATATATATCTTATTAAATCTTATGCAACATAATAATTTATTTTTTTTTAAATCTATTCAGTAAGCTTATCAGTAAGGGTATCAACATATTTTTTACTTTCATATTCAGTTAAATAGTTATCAATATTATCTGCAACATCATCTGGCAAATCGATTAAAATTTCTTCCGTGCCGTCTGACCATGCTAAGTTTAGAGCCCAACCTTTAATGGTTTTACGAGAACGAGGCGAGGGCTCTTGCGAGCCCTCTTTCTTATTGCCTAGCATTACCAACTACACCAATATTCAACGACCTTATTCTCGTTGATTGCCTGTTCACAGAACTTTAAGAACTTAATGTCTTGTTCCTTGTACTCTTTAACACTTTCCTCTTGGAACTGTTGCCCCCAAAAAAATCCATCTTCGGCAACATAGTCCTTGAAGTCGTTGGCTATTGCATCTGCTAAATCTTCTGCAACTTCTTTGGTTATATAACAGGGTGCGTCTTGGTCGCCATTAAAACCCAAATGAGATAGGTGTCCCTCTATCTTAACATGTGGATTTTGTTCTGCCCACTTCTTCGCCATGAACTGCTGAAGTCGTGCATGCTTTCGCCATGTAAAAACCTTTTGGTCTTTACTGTTGTCATTCATAAAATAATCTTCCCAATCAACTTTCTGATTACGAAGATGTGCATGTTGATCTAGTCCCATTTTCTTTTCTCCTTTGTTAAGTTAATTTACTTCTCTTATCATATCTTATGACTAATACAACAACTATCTTTTAGAATCATTCTAAACTAGAAATGTAACCCACACCAAGTACTGTAGAGTACGACTGCTTCGCTGACGCCCCCAGTGGTAGACCTGAAGTTAGTCCTGCGTGCACCAGCTCCTAACGAGAAACGAGGACGGGAACTAGAGTATACCAACGAGCGAGAGAAGGATCAGTCCAAACGCCACTGTAGTGACGTTCGGAAAAAGTAGCCAGATGACAATCATAACTCCTACGAGCACCTGGATCCCAGCTTCGGCTGCAGCTCCTCCTGCTGCACTTCACTGTCCTTCCACGAGAATCCATTCGCAATGCAGCGAGAGCCGGGGCCACCGGTCAACGCATATGTTTTTCCAGCCTCTGGTCTGTTTGCTTCCTTCACATCGACATGGGGTACTGTTTCTTGTATCGAGTCTTCGAGGGTCCATCCCTCAGGCGGCGCATTCTCTTCATTCAATTGTTTAATTAATGTGCTTAGCTTTTGTTTCGGCATATTGTTTCTCCTTGGTTAGTTACTCCTGCGTTGAAACCCAGCTTGACGACACAATGCCAGCGGATCAACGCAAGACGTTTCCGTATTTTAATGGCCACCGAAGTTTACACCGTTAGGTTACCTCCTGACATGGCCACATGTGCTACCGGATGAAGATCATATGATGTTCACCTTTCCCCCGCGAAAACGGATAAAGGATAGCATTTGCGCATTCGCGTTACCTTGTTGTATGTCTAGCTCCTGAACGCGCACATGTATAGATAAGATACGATGGGCTTCCTGTCAAGAACTATTTTTTATTTTTTTTAATCTTTCTTCAAAGCTC